TTTGAACATGCAAACACCAACCTCCCACAATATGCTTGAGTCCATCATCGGACCAACCATTAGTTCTATACAAGTAGAGCTAGACGAAACATTCCCACCAGTAAATCCACATCCGAAGCAGAGCATCAGCGAAGTCATGTACTTAGCTGGTCAACGCTCGGTGGTCGAGTGGTATAACAAACGAATTAGTAAGGATGAAATCTAATGGCACGAAGAAAAAATAGAAGAGGTAGAGTCTCAGGCATAGGTCCTGTATCAAGCGGTAGAACGTACTCAAGAAATCTTAACAGATATAACAAAAGCAAGAATAACAACATGAAAGTTACGGGCGTAGGTCCGATTGCAGACGGAGCTCAGTACGCAAGAAACATACAAGCAGCAAAAAAGAGCTCGGCGGCAGCAGCAGCCGCAGCGAAAGCCAAAGCTGAAGCTGAAGCCAAAGCCAAAGCAGAGGCAGCAGCTAAAGCTAAAGCAGCTGAAGAGAAGAGGGTTAGAATGTTTGACCCCAACAGACTGTCGGACACATTTAGTACTGACTTCGGTCTCGGATCTGCTAAAGGATTTAATACCCTTAGTATAGCTAATAGCCTAGCACCGAAAGGTGGTTTAAGTTCTTATTACATGGCAGGCAACAGACCTAACATGAACTTTAACCAAGCTATGTCGTTAGAGAACAGCATGCAGCAGCAGACTGGTAAGTTTGATCCTAATAAAAAGTTTAACTTAGCTAGCTATGCTCGTGGAGAGTCCAATCCATTTAGAGGCATGCCCGGATATGGTACTGCTAAAAGTTTAATTAATCCTCGGATACGTGACATCAATATGCAAAGGATGTTTGCTGGTAAGCCACCTTTATCTATGGACAAGATAAACCCCGGTGGTTTTCAGACAGCACCTACTGAAGGATTCCGTAGGTTAGCACCAGCACTTGGTGCATTTATGCCGGGGTTTAGTATAGGAAGTAAACTATTTAATGAAGGTAAAACTGACAGTGCACTAAGTAAATCACTTAGCAATGTAGATAACATAAATGTAGGCGGACTAAGTGTAGGATTTAACTCACCAGAGAGCACCGACGTAGGTGCACAAGTTGGTAGATTCTTTCAGAGTATCCCCGGCAGAGTTGTTAACGCATTTACTGGTGGTGATGAGACTAAAGTTGCAAGCACAGATGCTGGTGGATTAAACATCGGTGGTGTAGACAGCGAAGATGGAAGCAATGATCTTGGCAGAACTATATCTCTCGGAGATAAGCTTAAAACTATAGGAGGGTTTGCTAAAGACATAGGGACTCAGGCTTTGTTCGGAAGTCCTACAGCTGACGGTACACTAACAGGTAACACAGACTTTGCTGGTAATTTACCGGGAGCACAAGGCTACGATAACAGAGACGTTAAGATAAAGAGTGCATTCAACGAAGCTATGAATAGCGAAGGGGTGCAGCAACTAGGCGAAGGTCTAGGCTTACCTAAGAACTTTAAGAGTCAGTTAAAAGATACAGCAGAAGCAGGCAACCAGTATTTTTCTGGAATGACTACTGATAGAAACTCTATCTATGGCTCAGTCTCAGATACTCTAAGAGATCTATCTTCAAATCCTAAGCTAGGAACAACTGCTAGGTATATAAATCAGATGACTACAGATAATCCTAACGTATCTGATTCAGAAAGAGATAAGAAGGTCTCATTCTTTGGAATGAAAACTCCTCTTAGTAATGAAAACGTAGCTGATATTCAATCTGCCTTTAATGAAAAGAATGAAAAGTTTCAAGGTCTCAGCATGGCAGAGCGTGGAATGATTGAAGGAGGTGGAGGTAATCGTATAGTATCAGGTAAGTTAACTGACTCGATACGAGGAGTACTCAGCGGCTACAAGGGAGACCCTAACATTGGTTTAGGAAAAGGTGAGGGAGTAACTTTAGGCAGCATGATTGATGCAGCCCCTACTCTTGCATCTAACATAGGTACTGAAGGTACATTAGCTAACAAACGAATCAACGAGATTAAACGATTAGCTCCGGGTGGAGATATTACAACACCATCTTTGATTAGAGGTCAACTACCTTTAGGAGGTAGAAGATATGGCGGTAGTAACACGACTGGAGGTAGTAATCAATCAAGTATGTTTATACCACCAGCACCAGTACAACAGGAGCTACCACTGATAACACAGCAAACAGGTGTAGGTGCTAGTAACTTACAGAACATACAACAAAACGCATACAGTAATCAGATGAGTCTGTATGGAACTAACCCAAACTACTTTGCTCAGTTTAGACCACAGCAAAGGTTTCCTCGAAGAGGTAGTTTTAGATCATCATTTAGCAGAGATTATTTTAATTAAATCATGACAGCAAAATCTAGGTATGATAATTTATCCAGTGATCGTTCCCAGTTTTTGACCGAAGCAGAAGACGCCACCAAACTTACACTACCATATCTTATCCGTGGTCACGAAGACTACTCGAAAGGTATGAAACAACTGAAGACACCTTGGCAGTCCGTGGGGGCTAAAGGAGTTGTAGCGTTAGCATCTAAGCTATCACTATCGCTCGTCCCTCCACAGACCAGCTTCTTTAAGCTACAGCTAGACGAGTCTCAGTTAGGAGAACAGTTTGGTCCAGAAGTAAAATCAGAACTTGACTTATCATTTGCAAAGATAGAACGTACCATCCTTGATGCTATCGCAGCATCAGATGATCGTGTAGTAATACACCAAGCATTACAACATCTCGTTGTAGGTGGTAATGCACTTATCTTTATGAGTAAGACAGGGCTGAAATTATATCCTCTTAATCGCTTCGTAATAGAACGAGACGGCAACGACCAAGTGATTGAAATTATCACAAAAGAAAGAATCAACAAGAATCTAATTCCTAACTACGAAGACATAGCACCAGACAAAATGAGCTATGATTTAGTAGACGGAGATCCAGATGATCAAGAATGTGATGTGTTCACTCACGTTAAGAGAGATAACAACAGGTTTGTCTGGCATCAAGAGGTGCACGACAAGCGACTACCGGGGTCACAAGGTAAGTCACCAGTCGATAGCACACCATGGCTACCACTACGTTTCAATACAGTAGATGGAGAAGCTTATGGTAGAGGTAGAGTCGGACAGTTTATCGGAGATCTTAAGTCTCTCGAGGCATTGTCTCAAGCTATAGTAGAAGGTAGTGCAGCAGCCGCTAAGGTTGTGTTTACTGTATCACCATCTAGTAGCACAAAGCCTGCAACACTAGCACAAGCTGGTAACGGAGCTATCGTACAAGGTAGACCTGATGACATTGGTGTCGTACAGGTAGGCAAGACAGCTGACTTTGCTACGGCATTGCAGCACATGGCTACACTCGAGAAGAGGTTGAACGAAGCGTTCCTGATCCTGTCAGTTCGGCAGTCAGAACGTACAACAGCTGAAGAGGTACGTATGACACAGATGGAGCTAGAGCAACAGCTCGGCGGTCTCTTCGGATTGCTAACTGTAGAGTTCTTAGTACCATACTTAAATAGAAAACTAAGTATATTCCAGAAGACAGGAGAGATACCACGCTTACCAAAAGGCATGGTTAAACCTATCATTGTAGCTGGTATTAATAGTCTAGGTAGAGGTCAAGATGCAGCAGCACTTGCTCAGTTCCTACAGACTATAGCCCAGACCATGGGACCAGATTCAATAGGTCAATATATAAACCCAGAAGAGGTAGTTAAAAGATTAGCAGCAGCACAAGGTATTGATGTTCTCAACTTAGTTAAAACTCGTGAAGAGAAAGAACAAGAAGAGCAGAAAGCTATGGCACAACAAGCAGAGATGGAAGCACTTAAAGCTACACCGGCTCTACTCAAAACGCCAGCCTTTGATCCTACTAAGAACCCACAACTACTAGAACAAACAGAACAAGGACAACAACCACCACAACAATAACATGGAAGGAAATACACTAACTATGGAGTCTAATGTTGAGACTACAACTCTTGACAATCTCTCAGAAGAAGAGCAAGACTCCCTAGCAGTTGGTGAGAAGATGGAGGAGGCTCAAGAACAGCTACTCGCAGGCAAATATAAAAGTGCTGAAGAGTTAGAGAAAGGTTATCTTGAGCTACAACAAAAACTCAGCAACAAAGAAGAGCCCAAGGCTGAAACAGAGGAGACAGAAGAGACACCTGAGACAGCAGAGCCTAACATACTAGACAAGATCTGGGACGAGGCTACATCAGGTAAAGACTTTACACCTGAGCTGACTGAAGAGCTAAACAAAATGTCTCCTCAAGACTTAGCTAATTTATATTTAGACTACAGACAAAACAATCAAGATGCTCAACCAGAGTCTCGTGACTTTTCTGAAGAGAATATAAAAGAGTTAAAAGGTATTGTAGGTGGAGAAGAGAACTACACAAACATGGTACAATGGGCACAGAAGTCTCTTAACAAACAAGAGGTAGATATGTTCGATGCTGTCATGGAGCGTGGAGATCCATTAGCTGCATTCTTTGCAGTGAGATCACTCGCCTACGCATACAATGACTCAATAGGATACGACGGAAACATGGTACAAGGTAAAGCACCTAGACAAAGTAACGATCAGTTCCGTAGCCAACAAGAAGTTGTAAAAGCTATGGGCGATCCACGCTACGAAGAGGACCCAGCATATCGTAGAGATATAATGGAGAAACTTCAACGATCACCAGATGTAAATTTTTAGGAGAACAATCATGCCGATGGGACCCGGAACTTATGGTTCAAAAAAAGGTAGACCAAAAAAGAAGATGAGCAAAGGCTTATCTAAACTACCTACAGCAGTAAAAAAGAAAATTCTTAAGAAGAAGTAATTATGAAAGGCGATAGTATCAATGGTCTGCTCCAGATGCAAGCATACCGCAGAGCAGAAATGGAAGGACAGATAGCAAAGCGAGATGTCTACGGAGAAACAAAAGCTTACGTAGAGCAGTGGAGAAAAACCAACGGACTTGAAGGTACTAAAGCCTTACCTAATCGTAACGAAGTACCTTTTCAATGGATGGTTCCTTTTCTCGATAAGGTAGAAACAGAAGACACCAAGCCTGATGCTTTAATGAATCAGGAAATGATGATCGCTCAAGGTCCAGAACTTGGTGGGTCAGGTAGACTTCTACAACTAGACGAGTACCGTGGTATGAAGAATAATGCAATGAGTAATTTAATGCAAAGTGATCTAGGAGATGATGACTACGCCAATTATCAAGATATTATGAATACAGGTAGACGACAAATGTTTGATGGAATCTAATGGCACGAAAGAAAGTACGAAAGAGAAACGTCTCCCTTAAGATCGGCAAACACAAGAGCCGTAAGGGAGGTCTCACAGCAGCCGGTAGAAAAAAATACAATAGGGCTACCGGCTCCAACCTCAAGGCTCCACAGCCCGGAGGTGGTCCACGCAAGAAATCCTTCTGTGCTCGCTTTAGAGGCATGAAGGGACCTATGAGAAAGAACGGCAAGCCTACACGTAAGGCACTTGCTATGCGACGATGGAAATGCTAATGGCATACAAAAAGAAAACCAAAAAGAGCAGCAAGTGTGGCTGCAAACACGGAGGCAAAAAACGCTGATGGCTAAGAGAGGCTTGTACGCAAACATTCACGCCAAGAGAAAGCGAATCAAAGCTGGCTCTGGTGAGACAATGAGAAAGGCGGGTTCTAAGGGAGCTCCCACCGCCGCTAACTTTACACGTTCAGCGAAAACAGCAAAACCTTACAAGAAAAAATCACCCAAAAAAAAATAATGACTGATAAACTAATCAACATTTATCCAAACGAAACTCCACCAAGAGTTATCGAAAACTATCCAATTAACAAACATCCAATCATGACAAACGAAGCAGAAAGATTTAATGGCTGGGCAGCAATGCTTGGTTTCGTAGCAGCAGTAGGTGCTTACGCAACAACAGGACAAATCATCCCCGGTATATTCTAATGGCAGCTATCTCAGTAACAAGAGGAAGCAAAGCTACCAACTGGGAAAGCTTTTGTGAGTGGGTTACTAGCACAAACAACAGACTATATGTAGGTTGGTTTGGTGTCTTAATGATTCCTTGCTTATTAGCTGCAACTACTTGTTTTATTCTCGCCTTCGTCGCTGCACCGCCAGTAGACATTGACGGCATACGTGAACCAGTTTCCGGTTCCTTAATCTACGGAAACAATATTATATCAGGAGCTGTCGTTCCCTCCTCTAATGCAATCGGACTACATTTTTATCCTATATGGGAAGCCGCAACCTTGGACGAATGGTTGTACAATGGTGGACCATATCAACTCGTTGTCTTCCATTTCCTCATCGGCGTAGCAGCCTATGCAGGCAGACAGTGGGAACTATCTTATAGACTAGGTATGAGACCTTGGATATTTGTCGCTTACACAGCACCTCTATCCGCAGCACTAGCTGTTTTTCTCGTCTACCCTTTCGGACAAGGGAGTTTCAGTGATGGTATGCCTCTTGGTATTTCTGGTACTTTTAACTTCATGTTCGTATTCCAAGCAGAACACAATATCCTTATGCATCCGTTCCACATGCTCGGTGTTGCTGGGGTATTCGGTGGATCT